CGGCTCCTGCGAGACAAAGAAGGAATGACTCAGGCTGAAATTTGTCAGCTTCTCCACAAGAATGGAGCGTGGATTCGGAAGATGTTAGGTATGGCGATGCTGTCTCGTTTGCTTGTGTACAGGAGAGCGATTGATCGTGGCGAGTTACCGTTGGAGGCCGCGTATTATCTTTCAAGACTTCCTCGCCGCTTGTGGAAGGAATATGCGACTGATGCGATGACACTGCCTTTGAGGGAGTTCAAAGCTCTTGTGATGTCAACCATGCGCCAGTACAGGGCTCAAATTGGTACTGGATCATTGCGAGCACAGTTGCTAAATGTTGAACCACGTCCATACATGCGAACATTGACTGAGCTTCTTGGAGAGATCAATCAACAACAAGTTGGTCCGTTGGCTGTTGCGTCTACGAGTCCAACGCCGATTGAATCTTGGTATGCTGCTTTGAAATGGGCTATTCACATGGACCCTGAAAGTGTACAACGCCAACGTGTGAAGATTCTTCAGCGCTTGAAGAAACGTGTTGTTTGTCGGTCGAAAGGCCGCTAGTTTGGTTTCTGGTTCCTGTTTCCTGATCCCCAGTATGAGGTGTTTCAATGCCTGATGAGAATGCTCTGGTCCCGGTTGATTTGACTCAACTCCCATCCACACAGATTGGGTCCGATATGGATTTCGACGCAATCGCCAAGTCCTCGGACTTTCTGCCTCGCCTGCAACTCTACACGAAGGGCAAGGCTATCAACAAGAAACTCGTCGGCCCCGGTAATTATGGAATTCCGGTTTCAGACGACGAGGTTACTGATCTCGGCGACGAGATCGACATTCTTCCGCTTGCTCGTAGGCCCAAGGCCATCGACTTGAAGGACAAGGACAACATCGTTGCTGTCTATGATCTGAAGGACCCTGAGTTTGCGCGTATTCAAGCTCAGTCGGCCGAGAAGGAAAGTGGGTGTATGTATGGCCCCAGCTTTCTCGTTTTCGAGCGCAGCACCGGTCAGTTCTTGGAGTTCTTTTGCGGCACGAAGTCGGCCCGGACGGAAGCCAAGCGTATCTATGCCAACTTACCACTTACGCAGGCCATGATCGACGCTAACCCGGAAATGCTGGGCGATCAGGTGCCGCACAACGCGATTCCATTGACGTTGAAATCGCGGCTAGTCGAGAAGGGGCAGTGGTCTTGGCACGTGCCGGTTGCTGTCAAGTGTTCGACGCCGTTTACCAAGTTGCCTCCAACGGAAGTGATCGCCGATCAGATCAGAAAGTTCCTGGATGTCAAGCGGGAAGGTGCCGCCGTGGTCCAGGATGGAAGCACCCTTGACGACGACCCCGAAGCCAGAGTCCGATAATTCCGGAAATTCTGGCGGTATCGAGGCCGTTTTGTCAATCTAAAGGGTGGAGATAACACTGGAATGCTGGGCAGGAGCCGCCACCGAGCTAAAACTGCAAGCTACGTATTGCGAACGCATTGTGGGTCCCGGGTTCGAGCCCCGGCAGCATTCTTTCTTTAGCGTTTACACGAGAATATGAAACCAGAAGTCATCATCATTCACCGTCCCGATATTGATTTCCCCACTTTTTTGGGAGTGGCTTTGAAGGTATTGGGTCACAGTCCAGGGACGGCGGCCGATGGGTCCGGGATGCGATTGTCGCCAGCCACGCGATTCCTTAGTTGTTTAGGCGCTATGCGTGACCCCAAGGCCGGAGTTGAATTGAATCCGAAGCTCTTGCCACATGTTAGCATTAGCGTCTTTATTGTGGCAACTGAAGAAGACATGATGGATATTCTGGAGTGTGCCTCTGGGATGCCATTCGTGATTGCTGAGACAACGGCTCGTGGTGTTTTGGCTGCTGTTGTGACTGGAAACTTGGCGCAATGGAAATTGGCAGTGATGGCTGGCTCCAGTAATGACACGGAACCAACTGTGCGATTTGCCTACAACCGTATTCACGGTTTGTTTTGTGATGAGAATATCAATCTCTGGACGGATTGCCGGCGACGATCGGCTTCGGATCAGGTGACCTATCTACTCGAAGACAAGCGAGGACGATAATGGCACTTCAATCAATGAAATGGATCAAGCGAGATAATCTCGGGCGTAAGCGCCAGGCGCAGGTCATATTTGAAGTGTCAAATGGCCGTATTCTCTTTGTAAAGAGCGACTTTGCATTTAAGGATCAAATCAAAGCGATGCGCGGCGCGAAGTATCATGGCTACGATGAAGAGAACCCTCGTCGCATGTGGTCCATTGAGGATTGTCAACGAAATTGGATGTCAATGCGTTACCTGGCGGGAGAAAATATCTACGCACCGTTTGACTGTCCTTTGATTTTGCACGAGTATACTCGGCCGCTGAAAGCACATCAAAAGGATATGACGGATGCTGGCCTTACGTATCACTATCAAATTTGGGCTGCCGAGATGGGCGTCGGCAAAACACTATCGGCTCAAGAAGTGATTGAACGATCAGGTAAAACAGAGTGGTGGTGGGTTGGACCAAAAACCAGTCTTCCAAACATCCAACGCGAGTTCCGGAAATGGGGTTTTCCATTCGACTTGTTTAATGTCGAGTTTATGACGTATGACCGGCTCAAGGCGCGTATGGATAGTTGGCGACCTGGCGATCCTATCCCAGATGGGATAGTTTTTGACGAGTCGTCCAAGTTGAAGACGTGGACAGCACAGCGCACCCAAGCCGCTTACAAGATAGCAAACTTGATTCGTTCGATTCACGGACCCGAGGGTTACGTGATTCTTATGTCAGGTACACCGTCGCCTAAGACACCTGTGGATTGGTGGGCTCAGGCTGAAGTTGCTTATCCAGGATTTTTGGCCGAGGGTAGTGATAAGTCATTTCGTGCTCGACTTTCGTTTTTGAAGTTGCACCAGTTTGATAGTGGCGTGGCTGTCAACAAGGTCGAGGGGTGGCGAGACAATGAGAAGAAATGTCACGAGTGCGGTCAATTTGAAGACCATCCGAATCATCAGGCTGACTTGTGTGAGGACCCGAGTGACTTTCACAAGTTCGAGCCGAGTGTTAATGAAGTCGCTCTTCTCCCTCGTCGATTGAAGGGGCTGGTCGTCATTAAGCACAAGAAAGACTGTCTCGATTTGCCTGAGAAGCGTTATCGCCGCATCTACTGCAAGCCGCATCCAAGTACGTTGCGCGTGGCGCAAGCCCTAGCGTCTTCGTCACCAAACGCTGTAACAGGAATGACACTGTTGCGTGAATTGAGTGATGGATTTCAGTATCGTGAAGTGAGGGAAGGAACTTCGCGCTGTACTCATTGTGTCGAAGGGAAAATTGCAGAGTGGTTTGATCCCGATGACACAGATCGGACTTACCAGGCTATTGACTTGTTGGACCCAGAATTGGTGAGCCGGCTCCAGAAAACAGAGATCACGTGTCCCGCTTGCAACGGTACACAAGAGATGCCCAAGTACGTTCGCCAGACAAACGAGGTGCCGTGCCCAAAAGACAAAGCGCTCAAGATGCTTTTGGAGGAGAATGAAGAACAAGGTCGCATTGTGATTTTCGCGGGATTCACTGGGTCTGTTGACCGGTGCGAGCGACTTTGCCACGAAGAAGGTTGGGATGTAGTGCGATGCGACGGACGGGGTTACCACGTCACGACACACGCTGGACAGATTGTCAAAGATGAGGAGCCGTTGGATTACTGGGCCAATTTCGCGCATCCGCGTGTTGCTTATGTCGCGCACCCTGAAAGTGGCGGTATGAGTTTGACACTCACTGAAGCCAGAATGGCTGTCTATTGGTCCAACTCATGGAAGCCTGAATACCGTGTCCAGTCGGCTGATCGAATCCACCGATTGGGGATGGATGAGAATATGGGTTGTTGGATCGTTGATCTCATTCATTTGCCGTCAGATGAGCGTGTGTTGGATGTTATCAATGCAAACCGACGCCTAGAGTTGATGTCGTTGGGAGAGGCTCTCGGCAACATCAAGTGGGATAGTCCGAGCAGCACGGACGAATTCACAGTTGTGGACTTGGCTGCATGACCCCTTTCTTTCTCTAAACTGGAGGTGCTTCCCATGAAGTTCCGTGTTTTGTTGACCCTGTTTCTCGTGTTCGCGTTTGGAGTGGCGACGTTCGCCGTCGAACCTTCGGCATCCGTCCCTGAGTACCTGCAAAATATCAGCGTTACCGTGAAGGCTGATCGCGCTCAAGGGTCGGGTACGCTTGTCACGCGACAAGTCGGAAATGACACCGTGACGTTCGTGTGGACCGCCGGCCACGTTGTGGATGGTCTCCGCACCATTCGCAAGGTTGTCGATGCTGAAGGCCAGATGAAGATTCTTGTCGAGTTCAAGGACCCCCAGATCGTCGCAGAGCGTCACCAAGACGGCCGCCGGGTCGGAGAGACCACCCTTGATTGTCGGGTTATCAAGTATAGCGATGCTGATTACGGTGAGGATTTGGCCGTATTGATGATTCGCCTCAAGAATGCGTACCCACTCGATACCTCTGCGAAGTTTCACGGCGACCACAACTACATTCCGCCGGTCGGCGTTGATCTGAGTCATTGCGGTAGTTTGCTCGGTCAATTCGGTGCCAACAGCTATACGACAGGTGTTCTCAGTCAGGTTGGCCGCCTTTTGGAAGGTTCCGGCGCGAGTAAGAAGGTCTTCGATCAGGTTACTGCGGTCGCGTTTCCCGGTTCGTCGGGCGGCGGCATGTATCTGAAGGACGACGGCACTTACATCGGTATGCTGACTCAGGGTGTCATGGCTCTTCAGGGCTTCAATTTCATCGTTCCGGTGCGGCGTATGCACGCTTGGGCGACGGATGCGAAGATCGAATGGGCTCTGGACCCGAATAGCCCCATGCCGTCGATGGCCGAGATCGACAAGATCGCCGTCGAAGAACTCGGGTCAATTCCGGCCGGGTTCCGTGACATGGGCGGTGGAGAGTACCGAAAGCCCGTCGATCCCCAGGGCATCGGCAAGTGGATTTTGCCGAGTACCGAAGCAATTCAATCGCTCTTCAAGGTCGAGAAGCTATTGCATTTCGTGAAGTGAGAGTCAGGAAGGGGAGAGTACGGGAGGGCGGTTTTACAAGGCCGCCCTTCCGTTTCGATACATTGACGAGCAACGGGACTTTGTATTAGCCCCGAACTGGCAAACTGATAACGGAGACATTCAATGAAGCTGACAAAAGTGCAGGTCGGGGAGATCAAGTCGAAGTTGGCACAAGGCAAGACGCAACCTGTGATTGCTGCGGAATATAATGTGAGCCGCTCCATTGTTTCCGACATCGCAACGAATCGTGTTCACAAAGATGTGCCTTGGCCAGATGGCTATCAGACAGCAAAGGTTCCGGGTGGCCAACGCAAGAACACCGATTACGATCCAACTGATGCGAAAATCCAAGAATTGACAACCGAGGTTGTCAGTCTTCGTGATGAGTTGCTTTTGGAGCGCCGCAAATCGAAGGCTGGGGCTCGTGCGGGCGGCATTATTCGGGCGGTTGTTGAGGAGATGGACGCGCGAATCAAACCGTTTTCTGTGCTTCCCCCTGTTGCTGAGCATCCGCGCAAAGCCCAGATCGTTGAGCATGTGGTCATGCACGTGAGTGACGGTCACCATGACCAGGTTGTGCGAAAAGAGGAAGTTGGTGGCCTTGAAGAGCATAACTTCCCTATCTCGTGTTGTCGAGCCGAGCGATACGTGGACACGGTGGTCGAGTGGACTCAGGATACGTTGTCTCCGAAGTTCTATTTCCCAGTCCTGTGGATTCTTGCCTATGGTGACTTCACCAGCGGCGAGATTCATAGCCACATGTCTCGGTCTTATTATCGGAACATGTTCCGAAATTGTTTGGCCGTTGGCCAGCTTCACGCGCTGATGTTTCGTGATCTTGCGGCGTACTTTCAGCATGTGAACGTGTTGTATCTCGCCGGAAACCACGGCCGCCGCTCCGTTAAAAAGGACTACGCCGGCGCGAATGATAACTGGGATTACCTTTGCGCCGAGGCCGCTCGTCTTCATTGTCGCTCGTTGGAGAATGTGACGTTCTTGATTCCTGATGCCTGGAGTGCTAATGTGGACATCAATGGCGTCGGATTCAATGTCTCACATGGCGATGATGTACGGAGCCAACTTGGTATTCCTTGGTACGGTATGGTACGCCGGCAAAAGGGTCTTGTGGCTCTTGGATCAGCCGCCGGGGCTCAACGTGTTCGTTACTTTTGTGTTGGGCACCATCATGCGGCCAGCACGTTGTCAGACATCGACGGAGAGTTGATGGTTAATGGAGGCTGGATTGCCACGGATTCTTTTTCGTATAATGCACTCTCCGGGTATCGTGAGCCGGCACAGTGGTTGCATGGTGTGAATCCACGCCACGGTATCACGTGGCGATTAAACTGTAAGTTGCGGCATCCGAATGAGAAGCAAGGCCCCAAGCGTTACAAGATCGACGGTGGCCGCGACGTTGGACCTGCGTGGGTGGACTAGGAGGATCATGTGAGAAAGCTGATTGCATTAGCGTTGTTGCTGTGTCTGTTGGCGGGTTGTGAGCCGCAGACATTGAACAAGTGTCCTGGTTTTTGTCCTCGGGCTGCGCAGGATGGCTCTGTTCTTTTTTGGGACAGCGGTATTCTAGTGCGACCGATCTATCGCAACACGGGAAGCACTTTGACGCACGCCGCTATCATTTTGTACATTGGTGGCGAACCGTGGATTTACGAGGCAGTGCCACCTCGCGTGCATCGTGTTCCTTTGAATGTGTATCTCAAGGAAATGAGGGACAAGGAAGCGAGACCAGCGATGCAACGCCGCGAGTTTTCTTGGTTCATTATGCAGCCGCGCGTTGCGTACACGACTACTGAGTTGTTAGCTATGAAGAGGTACGCTAACTCAGAATTGGGCCGACCATATATGATGCGCGGCTGGTGGAAAGGACATGTTGTTCGCGGCATCTTTTGTTCTCAGTTGGTTGCGGACATTATCGAACAATCAGGTCGGATCACCTCTGATAATATCAAAGAATCACCCGGGAGTCTTTACGCGAA